GATTACTCTGGTGTTAATACAAGCGTTAGTGATTACAAACAATTGTTTCCCGATAAATCTAAACACAATCAATATGATTATTTAAATTACTTATATAAACAAGCTAATGAGCAAATGAAAGATAAAGGTATCGTTTCTTACCAAGTGTTCAATCCAAAAAATAAAAATATTATTGAAGGCTACGATGTTAAAGAAGGACAGCTAGGTGAATTTTTAGTTGTTGGATCAGAGGGGACATACACTCCTAAAGAGTATATAGATCGAGCGCTAAAACAAATAGAAGTGGGAGGACTACCTAGTAAGTTTAACCCACAAAAACCTACTAGTGCTTTGAGATTTAAAAAACGTGGCGGTGTACAGATGGCCATAGGCGGTCAAAACTTTACAGAGAATATGAATCAACAAAACTTTGTACCTGACCCAGCGATAGAAGGCGAAAGTGCTTTCAAACAAGCAGTAGAGTCTGGTAATCTTACAGCACTAAACATACCAAAAATATTCAAAGGCTTAGGTGAAGCGTTTGGTGTGTATACTCCAAAAAAAGTTGGTAAGCCTTTTACAGGTGAAATGTCTGCAGTGACACCTGTAGAAAAAGGTGATTTTCCACTACAATCTTTTACCTTAGAAAAAATACAAAACTCACAAACAAATCAAGCAAAACCACAAGACTGGATTAATGAACTACAAGGCGGAAAAAATGTTGCACCAACTTCAGAATTATTAGACTCAGGATTATTTCAATATCTTGCAGATTATGAAAAGTATTTTCCAAATCAAAGAATATCTAAAGCAACATTACTTAAAGTATTAGAAGAGAATCCTATTTCTAATTTAAAAGTCAGAATAAAAGGAGCAGAAACAGGCGACCCTGCATATGATACGTACATGGGTAGACCTAGACATGAAAATGCAGGTAATGCACGTATTGATAGAGCAGCCGAAGATTACAGAGAAGTTATTATTGAGGCGGGCACACTACCAACACAAAAATCAGGTGAAGAGTTTGTGAACAGTACACACTTTGCAGAAAAAAATGTTTTAGCATTTGGTAGAGTGGGAACTTATAAAAACTCAAAAGGTGAAAACGTAGCTGTTATTCAAGAAATGCAGACAGATTATTTAACGCAGGTTCAAAATGAGAGAGAAAGATTAGAGGCTCAAATAAAAAAATTAACAAACGATAAAACTAAAGCAGAAGAAAGACTAGCTGCTAACCCTGAGTCCTATGACGTTGAAAGAAATCAAAATATAATAAAAGAGGCTGATTCTAAATTACCTGCTTTACTCAAACTACAAGAGAGTAATTTAATTAAACCCTATCCAAACATAGCGGCTCAAGAATTGATACCTGGTTACAATAAACAGCTACAGGACTTGCAAAAACAAATTAATGATCTTTCTATGCAAGGTGTCAGACGAGAAAATCCAGAGTTTTTGATGCAGATAAATAGATTAGAAGGCGAACAGAGACAAGTATTAGAGGCTTTGTTAGATTTAAACAGAGCAAGTGGTTATGATTTACTTGCGAAAGATGTACAAGTGCCCGACATATATCAAAGAGACGATCTCATTAATTATTCAGAAGGCTTAAATAATTATGTAAGCATGAAACCGATTAAAACTTTTGCACCAACACCTTTAAATAAACAAACAGATTACGTAGACGCAATTATTAAAGCAGTTATTAAAGATGCAGAGAATAGAGATATAAATAAAATTACTATTATGCCTGCAGACATAGGTCCAAACACTAGATGGGGCAAAGATAGTGAAGAAGCAAAAAAGAAGTTTAGAAATCTTTATGATAAAGTAGGTATACAAACACTTCGTAATATTGCAAAAAAATATGGTGGCGAAGTTAACGTAGAACAAATCATAGACAGTACAAAAGGATCACTAGGACTAAGATTTTTAAATAAAGGTGTAGATGGTGAGTTTCAGGTCCTAAAAGAAACTGATATTGATCCAAGTGTAACGATTCGAAGAGAAGATTTAGGGCCCTCAAAACCACCAGAGGGACTTAATGCTTTTCTTAACGAAGAGATATTAAGAGTTGCAAAAGATTATGGACCTAATGAAGTAGTTTTTAGAAAAGAAATAGCACCAGGTCAGACTATGGAATATTTTGTAAATGTAAAACAGGGTGACGTAATAGATGAAAGGTTTGACCTAGTGCCTCTAGGTGATGCAGATAGAGCAGAGAATGCAACTATTATTATTGAAGAATATAATCCATCAGCAGTAGACATGTTTGTTTTAACTTTACCAGAAACTAATAAACAAGCTCCGATGTACCTGTTTAAGAAAAAGAAAGGTGGCATTATGGGAGATGATAGGTTAGTTTCAATTACAGATATATATGGTGATTACTAATGGCAGAAAAATTTGATAGCACTGCAGATGTGCCTTATTTAGCACGTGATGCAAAAACAGTTGGCCCTGGTGGCGGAGAAGATTTACAAGCAGAAGATGTAGGCACTACCGTTGACCTTGAACAAACTGATGAGGCACCTGATGTTGAAATCATGGAAGATGGCGGTGCAACCATTGGCGAAGAAGAGCAGCCTCCTGTATCTTTTTTAACAAATCTAGCAGAAGTATTAGACGAAGGTTACTTACAAACTTTGTCTAACGATCTAGTAGAAAAATTTGAAAATGATAAAACCTCAAGAGAAGAATGGGAACAAGGTTACACTAAAGGTTTAGACCTTTTAGGTTTTAAATATGAAGAGCGCACAAGACCTTTTAGAGGTGCGTCTAGTGTCAACCACCCTATGTTAGCTCAGGCTGTTACACAGTTTCAGGCTATGGCTTACGTTGAGCTTTTACCAAGTGATGGACCTGTACGAACACAAGTAGTTGGTGCAAACTCAGAACAATTACAACAAGCAGCAGAGCGTGTAAAAGATTACATGAACTATGAAATCACTCATGTTATGGAAGACTACAATCCTGAGATGGACACTCTTTTGTTTCAATTACCACTATCAGGTAGTGCCTTTAAAAAAATATATTTTGACGAGGTGCAAGGTAGAGCGACATCAAAGTTCTTACCTGCAGAAGATGTCATAGTGCCTTATGGAGCATCTGACTTAGATAGCTGTGACCGCATAACACAAATAGTAAAATTATCTTTTAATGATTTAAGAAAAAAACAAATATCCGGTTTTTACAGAGATATAGATTTAGATGCGTATGAAGGCTACGAAGCTTCTGACATACAAGAAAAGAAAAATCAAATAGACGGAGAACGCCCAAATGACTACACCTCCGACGATATGACAGAGCTTTTAGAGATGCATATTGATTTAGATTTAGAGGGCTATGAAGACATTAATCCAAAAGACAATGAGCCATCAGGCATTAGACTACCCTACATAGTTACCCTTGATAGAGGTTCAAATAAAATTTTATCTATTTATAGAAACTACAATGAGAACGACCCTCTCAGAAAAAAGAACGAATACTATGTTCATTACAAGTTCTTACCGGGTTTAGGGTTTTATGGCTTTGGTTTAGTGCACATGATCGGTGGTTTAACCAGAACTGCTACTACTGCATTAAGACAACTGCTTGATGCTGGAACATTATCGAACCTACCTGCTGGTTTTAAATCACGAGGACTTAGAATTCGTGATGATGATCAACCTTTACAACCAGGTGAGTTTAGAGACGTTGATGCACCTAATGGTGTAATCAGAGAAGCTCTTATGCCATTACCTTATAAGGGACCAGATCAGACATTATTTGCTTTACTTGGTTTTTGTGTAGATGCCGGTAAACAATTTGCTGCAGTTGCAGACATGCAACTATCAGAAATAGGTAGTTCACAAACTCCTGTTGGCACAACTATGGCTCTAATGGAGCGTGGTACAAAAGTTATGTCTGCTGTACATAAAAGATTACACTACGCACAGAAAAAAGAATTTAACTTATTAGCAAAAATATTTAAACAAGTTTTACCACCTATGTATCCTTACAATGTTGCAGGTGGTCCTAGACAAATCAAGATGTTGGACTTTGATGACAACATAGACATCTTACCAGTATCAGATCCAAACATCTTCTCTATGTCACAAAGAGTGACTCTTGCACAAAATCAATTACAACTTGCACAATCTAATCCACAGATGCACAACTTGTATGAAGCTTATAGAAGAATGTACATTGCACTTGGAATAAAAGACGTAGAGCAAATAT